GGCGGATAACCGCCCCGCGCTCACGTTCCGCACCTTCGCCGACGAGCTTTACCGCCTGCGTCTCGAACGGAAGGTTGCGGCGTACCTGTAAGACGCTCCCGGCTCCGCCCCCCCCCATTCGCGGGCGGGAACGCTTCCGGCCGGAATCGTTCCGGGCGATTGATAAAGTTTGCGGCGCCTTCGGAATTGTCGGAAAAAATTCGTACCTTCGCTCGATAATAGCGACATTCTGGAATGGCATCTAAAAATACATCCTCCAACAGCCGGCAGGCCGTTCAGCGTTCCAACAGCGACAGTGCGCGCTGGATCGCCGGACTGCTGCTGCTGTTCATCGGTCTGTTCGCCGCCGCTGCGGTGTTCTTTTCGTTTTTCAGCTGGGCCGCCGACCAGAGCGGGCTGCAAAAATCGGTCGAGGAACGGGTGACGCTCGGCATCGAACCGGAAAATCTCTGCGGCTGGGCCGGAGCGCGGCTGGGGATGTTGCTGGTCGATCATTCGTTCGGGCTTTTCGGCATTCTGATTCCCGCGATGATCGTGCTGGTCGGCGTGCGGATCGTCCGTCAGCGGCCGCTGCTGTTCAACCATTCGATCCTTTCGCTGTTCCTGATTATGATCCTGGGGTCGCTGACGCTGGGATTCGCCTTCGCCGACCGCTGGAGCCTCTGCTGCTCGACGGGGTGGGGCGGCGCTTTCGGCATCGCCTCTTCGGCCCTGCTGCGCACGCATATCGGGGCTTTCGGAACGCTGATCCTGCTTGTCGGCGGCTGGATACTGACGGGTGTTTTCATCAACCGCAACTTCATCAACAAGGTCAACGAGGCGGGCAACGTGGTGGTCGACAAGAGCGGGAAGGTCGTCGAGATCCTCAAGCACAAAGTCGTGCTGCACGGACGTGCGGCCGGGGAGGACGGGGCTGCGGAGGATGTTCCCGAACCGGCTCCGAAACCCGGGCCGAAGGCGGCCGCACCGCAGCCCGCGCCACAGCCCGCACCGCAGCCCGCACCGCAGTATGATGGCCTTGAAACCCTGTTGCAGCAGCTTTTGCAGGGTCAGCAGACCACCGCCCAGGCAATGCAGACTATGACCCAGACGTTGCAGGCAAACGCGCTGGGCCTTGGCATCCAGCAGCAGCCGACGCTAGATGCCGCCACTGTGACGGCCCGAATTATTGACCCCACCTATGGAAAGGAAGTGAAGTAATATGCCTCTTGGTATGGATTTTGCGGACATTGCCGCAATTTTGACCGAGATCAACAAACTGGCCACGGGCCAGAAACTGACGTCGCCCATCGTGGACACGTCTAGTTTCGTTTCCGTGGCGCAGGCCACGGTGCGGACCGGCACCGACAACTACACCAAAGCGATCAGTCAGGTGCTGGGCCGTACCATTTTTGCCGTACGCCCCTACGATGCGCCCTTGAAGCGCTTGCAGGTCACGGGCGACGACTGGTCGAACCATGTGCGGAAGATTAATTTCTGTGACAGCGACCCCATCACCGACAAGGCGTGGGCGCTGCAGGACGGCCAGAGCGTGGACATGTACGAAGTCCACAAGCCTAAAGTGCTTCAGACAAACTACTACGGCCAGACCAATTACAGCCGCGTGTACACGCAGGCTGATACCCAGATGGAGGCGGCATTCAAGGGCCCCGAGGAACTGGCGCAGTTCTGGTCTTCGTTCGTGCTGCATCTGTCGAACCAGATTGAGGCTGACCGACGCAACCTCGCCACCAACCTGATGGCCAACCATCTGACCGGCATGACGGTGACCAACCACAATAGCGTTGTGTATCTGCTCGACGAGTACAACACCCAGCAGGGCACCAGTCTGACGGTGAAGGACGTCTACAAAGAAGCGAATTTCCCGGGTTTTGCAAAGTACGCCTATGGCCGTATCAACGACATTTCCCGCCTTATGAAAGAGCGGTCTATCAACTGGCATCAAAACTGGACTATCGGCGGCACGACGTACAACATCATGCGGCACACTCCATATGATCGTCAGCACCTCTATCTGTACAGCGGCACGCAGAGCCAGATCGACGCCCGCGTGATTCCCGAGGTATTCCATGACAACATGCTGAAATACCGCGACGCCGAGCAGGTTACGTTCTGGCAGAACATCAACGAGCGCGAGACCATTTCCGCAACGCCTGTTGTGACCACTGACGGTGTGGCCTCCAAGAATGCCGCGGTGAAGCTGTCGAATGTGTTTGGCTGCCTGCTGGATTGGGACGCCATCGGCTACACTCCGAAGCTGTCCCGTGTGGTCCCGACCCCCATGAACGCCCGTGGCCTGTATACAAATTTCTGGTATCACTACGGGTGGTCGTGGTACGATGACTTCACCGAGAACGCCGTTCTGTTCCTGATGACCAAGAGCGACGTTGCCGCGCCCAGTACGGGCAAAGCATCCAGAGCCTCCACCCTGGAAACCACCACGCATAAGGACGAAGACCCCTCGAAGTCCTGACCGGCACCGGCGGGCATCTGCCCGCCGGTTATTTTATAGGAGGTGCAAAATGCAAGCTACCTTTTATCAGTTCGCAAAGCGCACCAATAGCACAAAGCGGCCCAGCGGTGGGCAGGGGTTTGGAATTGACCTTAAAGCCCCTTGTAATATCATTGACCCCGAGATCAAAATTGCAACACAGAGTGACCCCACTGGGTACAATTATTGTTACCTTCCCACGTTCAGCCGGTATTACTGGGTGAAGAACTGGACATATTCGGACGGGCTTTGGAATGCGTCGCTGACCGTTGACACCCTTGCAAGCTATCGTGACCAAATCGGAAATAGTACGGAGTATGTCACAAGATCGTCGGCGCAGTATGATGGTACAATTTCAGATGGACTTTACCCGGCATCGGCTAAAGTGCAAAGTGTAACAACCGCTTTTCAAGGTGGCTTTGCAGAAACAATTAGCGGGGGATTCTTTGTTATTGGGTTTATAGCTAAAGCCGCAAACTCCATTGGGGCTATTACATATGCAGTAATGACCCCTACAAATGCCAAAAAACTATCTGCAAAATTGCTGACTGATGTGTCCTACCTTAGTATTGACAATTCAGAAATTAGCGACAATTTAACAAAGGTCCTTTTTAATCCATATCAATATATCGTCAGTTGCAACTATTATCCATTTAACATTGCAGAAATCACGGCGCATTTGCCTCGTGTCTCCAATGTAGATGTGGGGTGGTGGTCGGTGGACGTCCCGTGCTGGATTTTGGGAGAAGATAATAACAACTATACAAAATCGGTAAATGTGAATGTTCCGAAGCATCCTCAAGCGGCAAATCGAGGGGAGTATTGCAATGTGGCCCCCTACACAGATTACACTATTTTTTTGCAGCCCTTTGGAGTGATACCTCTTGATGCATCTAAACTGTGGGGCGCCACAACATTATCTATACAATATGTGACTGACCTTTTTACCGGCGACAGTATTTTACGGATATTCACCAACGCAAATCAGTTAGTACACGAAACGACAGCAAAATTAGGTGTTTCTATTCAACTATCTAATATTACTTTTGGCATCCCCTCAGGTAACAACGGACTGCTTCAAACCGGTATTGCTGCTGCGTTTGGAGGTCTACAGGCCGCGTTAGCCGGTGGTTCTATTTCAGACGTCGGAAATGGTATTTTAAATGCTGCACAGGCAACTAATGCAGATGCAGCGAGCAAGGGCGCCACGGGGTCCACAATAGCTTTTGATACAATCCCTTATATAGTTGCCCGTTTTAAAATTCTTGTGGACGACAACAACGAGGACCACGGCAGGCCCCTTTGCCAGCGCGTCCAACTGTTCAGTATTCCGGGGTTCATTATGGTAGATGATCCCGACATTGCATTAACCGCGACTGCCGCCGAGATTGACAGCGTTAAAAGCTATATGAAAAATGGATTCTTTTTAGAGTAGGAGGCGTAAACTATGGCAGTATATAAACAGTGTATTACTGATGTATCACCGATCAGAGTGACCGCCGGTTATCCGGCATACTCTGACGGCAGCCCCCACAGGGGCATTGACACAGTCCATGGAGATCATAAAGCCTATGCGCCCGAGTCTGGCGTTGTGGTCGTGGCTCAGCACTGGAATGGCAGCACCTCGGGCGATCAGTCGTGGGGCAACATGATTAAAGTACGGATGGCCAACGGCACGACATGGCGGGCCGCACACTTTGCCTCGCAGATTTGGAACGTGGGAGATACCATCACAAAGGGGCAGTTTATCGGCACACAGGGCGAGACCGGCTACGCAACGGGCATACACACGCACTGGGAATATGCCGATGCCGCCGGAAACCTGAGGGACCCGTCTAGCATTATTAGAATCCCGAATCAGGTGGGCACTTGGGACGTCGAGTGGGACTCGGGCGGGGGCCCGGGGGCCGGGGGGGGGGGCGGGGGGGGGCTCG